CCTCCGGCTCCGATGCATATTCTTCCTTCATCGCATTCACAAACCTTCGCGCCAGCTCTTCCGGCGTTTCCTTTTTCTCTTCGATCACTTCGGAATGCGCGCAGATGCTGTCGGCCACTGCGATGATGTCCTCCATGCACTGCTCACAGAAGTCATATCCTTCATACCTGTTTTCATACATGAGGGATCCGTCCGAAGGCGCCCGCCAGTTCACAGCCACATATCCGATTTTTGAAGTCAGCGGGATCTCCGCGCCGCATCTGTCACACAGAATTTTTCTCATCTCTTAATGAATACCTCCGCTCTCTGGATTCCGAATCTTTTCGCCGCTGCATGGCTTTCGTGAAGGATATCCAACTGATTCTTTTCTAACCTTCCGGTATCCGTCACGGTATATACATGATCACCGATCTTGATTTTTGTGCCATACGGCAGGCCAACCGCGGCCACTGTGTCCCCCACTACCATCGGCGCGCCGGACGCCGTTTTCCAGGCGCGTCCCCGGCCGTTGCACTTCTCACAAGGACAGTACGCTGTCAGCTTCCAGACGCCCATGGACTCCCAGTGCTCCTCCGGGAGCGCTTCGGCAGTGGTTATTTCCCCTTTGGAAACAACCACAATCGCCTCCGGCGGCTCCCCGTGATCCGGCGGCACATCCGGAAGGGACTCCACCATGTACGGATCTTCCGGCTGCAGGCCAGCATTCGGAGAATGCGGATACTGCGCTGTGATGTTCTGGCTGGTGATCCTGTGCCTCCGAAGGACCGCAGCCTGTGCTTCTTCCGCCGCCCGGATCTCCGCGGCGCCCACCATGATCAGCAGTCCCAGGATCACCGCGCAGACCGTCATGATCGCGGCGAATACCTTCCGCGCCACAGATCTCCGTTCCTTCCGCGCCTGGATCTCCCTGTTCAACTGCCGGATCATGCGCCGCTGCCGCATGCTGATCAGATTCCTGTTCTCGTTCATCATGTCCTTCCCATTCCTTTCACCTGTGCGTCTATCTGGCGCGCCATCCATTCCGCAAATCCCGCCGTGTCCAGCAGGATCGGAGAATTCCGCTTTGCCGGATTGATCTTCATGGCAAACTTCTGATTTTTGTCACCGTATGCCCGGACGATCAGCTCCGACGGGATCCCCATCTTTATCAGTTCGCTGGCGCGCATAAAAGGTTTTGGAAACTTAATCATGCCGCTCCTCCATCAATTTCCACGGTCCTTTAATCCCGCGCTCCGTCTTCCACATGCCATATTCATCCACTTTGATGATTTCCCTGGCGTTCTCCAGCTCCGGCGCGTCCGCAATGTAATGCTTCCCGCCCTGGATGATCGCATAGCCATGCTTCGCATCCAGCTGCAGGCCGTCATCGTGCCGGTTCCGCTTCTCTATCATCCAGCTGAACAGCACTATGGCCGCCGCTGCCAGAATGATCACCACCGTGACGGCGCCCACCGCCGCCAGGATCCGGAACACCCACGCGCCCATCAGTATTTCCCCGTGGCGCGTTTGATGATCTCGTCCAGCGTCAGACGAACTATAATTCCCTCCTGGACTCCATCCAGCAAATAACTCGTGACATTCTTCAGCGCCTCCGCATAATCCGCGATCAGCTCCAGATCCTTCCGCATTGCGTCCATCTCTTTTTCGTCAGGCATCTTTCTGCTCCTCCTCGATCTCATAGTGCCAGCCTTCCATGTCCTTGATCTCCATCACGTTGATGATGCCCCGCAGCATCTTCTTCCTGCCGTTCTGGATCACCCACAGGCTCCCGCGGCTCCCGGTCTTATCGTTTACCAGGTACACATCTGTTCCCGGCTCCAGGCGTTTCACCTGTTTCGCGGTCAATGTCTTCATTCCGCTGCCTCCTCCTGCTTCTGGATCTCCATCAGAAATATGGGATATTCATATTCCCCTGGCTTCAGAACGCCGAAGAAATTGATGTCCACCAGTTCGCTCTGGTTCGCCGTCTCCCGGATCGCGCCCACCACGCGGATCTCATCGTCTTCTTTGTAGTTATTCAGGTACTCCACCAGATCCTTCACTTTTATCATGCGGGCTGTTCCTCCCGCTCTTTGGCGGCCTTCTTCTCATCATCCGCTTTATCTGCCATGGCCTCCGTATATCCCAGCAGATACCCCCGGCGCTCCGCGCTCATGCGCGGGAATGCCTCATTGATTGCCTTGATCACTCTTTTCTTCTCTTCGCTCATTCTTACCTCCTTTAAAGTGCGTCTTTTGCCATTGCCGTTCCTTCTCGATAGTGCCAGCGCAGATTCTGCTCCAGCTTCATGGTGCTGACTTTGTAGTCGACTACGCCCAGGTTATGCACCCAGGAATTCACCAGGATGGCCTGCGGATCCTCTTCCACGATCTCCCGGATCAGCTCTCGGTCCTCTTTGTCCAGGATCAGGCTGTGTGAATCCTCTCTGTATTCCGGCCACACTTCTCTCCCGTTCCAGCTCTTGCCTTCCTTCCAGATCACTATCCATCCGATGCCGTCCTCTGCCACACCCTTCAGCTGTTCCGCTATAACTCTGAGCCTTGCCATCTTGTTCCACCTCCAAAATGTTCCTTACAAAAACACTATAGTCTTTTATAAAAACTTTGTCAACATAAAAGTTCTTTCTAAAAACTTTTTCTTGCATGTGCTTTCCTTGTGTGCTATTAATAAGTTAGGAGGGATATAATCATGAAGAACGAAAATGAACGAATCAAAGAGGTCAGAAAGGCTTTAGGTCTTACCCTCGATAAATTTGGCGAACGTGTAGGAATGAAAAAGAGTTCTCTCAGTCAGGTAGAAAACTGCACAAATGCTGTTTCCGGCCAGCTCCGGACAGCTGTGTGCCGTGAATTCCATGTCCGTGAGGAATGGCTGAGGACCGGCGAAGGAGATATGTTTGAGGAGCGGACACCGGATCAGGCTATCGTCGATTTCGCCGCCGATCTGGTGAACGTGGATGATGATGTGTTTAAAAAACGCCTTGTCTCCGCGCTGGCGCGGATGGACGATCAGACTTGGGAATGTTTTGAAAAATGGTTTAATGCGTTTATCGAAGAATTCCAAAATAAAAAAGAGTAATCTTGTGCGGGATTACTCTTTTTCCTGTTCTTATTTTGCGATCCGTTCAAGGAATCTTTTGATCAGTTCCAGCGTTTCCAGGTTATGAATTTGTGACAGCAGTTTCATGATTTCGTTTTTCGTCTGTTCCATCACAGCCCCCCTTTGCTGAGATAATGATAGAACATTAGTTCGATTCAGTCAATCAGCATTTTGTGGTTTCGGTTTCAAAGTCCGATTTTTTGGACACAATATAAATACAGGAGGCACATTATGAAAAAATTAGGACTTGTTACTTTATCTCTCGCAATTATGGCGGCCACGCCTGTCACGCCATACGCCGCGCACTGGTTCAGCGATTCAAGCGGCACATGGTATTATCAGGAGGATAACGGAAACCTCAGATGCAATGCCTGGATAGAATCAAATGGCGCATGGTATTATGTCGGAGCTGATGGGAAAATGCTGACAAATACCACCACACCGGACGGTTACACCGTCGGAGCTGATGGCCGCTGGATCACTGAACAGCAGGCCGCTGCCGCCGCGTCTTCCTATACTGCGCCGGCCACCGTCACCCTCGGCATGAAAAACGCCGTTGGAAAAGCCCAGCAGTATCTGAAATACACCAGCTTCTCAAAAAAGGGATTGATCGAACAGCTGAAATATGAAGGCTTCACCACCGAAGAGGCCACCTATGCCGTCGAAACGATTCAGGTTGATTGGAATGATCAGTGTGCGAAAAAGGCTCAACAGTATTTGAAATACACCAGCTTTTCCAGAAAAGGACTTGCTGATCAGCTTGAATATGAAGGTTTCACGTCTTCACAGATCGCTTACGGTCTCGCCGCAGTAGGTTATTAATAAATACATGGCAAAAGCAAAATACTCACAAGGGAAAGATGGATACTATGCCGCCCGCGTCTGGGATGGATCCAGAGATGAGAACGGGCGAAAACATTATGTGATGCTCCGGACGCGGAAATCGTCGAAGGAGCTTGAAAAGATGGTCAGCGAATATAATGCCCGTGTTGCCGCCGGGCAGTTCGTGAAATCATCAGACGCGCTGTTCCTGGACTACTGCCGGGAATGGCTCCGGACATATAAGGCTGTACGGGAACGGAACACCCAGGCCATGTATGAGAACGTGATCCGGAAGCACTTCGCCCCGCTGGATGGCGTCCGCGTGTCGGATCTGCGGAAAACGCATCTGCAGATGCTTATCAATTCCGCTCTGGACAAACCCCGGACCTGTCAGCTGATCAAGCTGACATTTAAACAGATCGTCAATGCTGCCGTGGATGATCATCTGCTCCCGGAATCGTCCGTCCGGAGCATCTGCAGCGTGGCGCTTCCGAAATACCTCCCCACGGAAAAGCGCGCCCTCACGGATCTGGAGAAACGCGCCATCTCCGCGGCGGACTTCACGCCCATGCAGAAGGCATTCGTGCTGATCATTTACGGATGCGGTCTCCGGCGCGGGGAGGCGCTGGCGCTCACACAGGCGGACATTCTCCTGGCGCGCTCAGAACTGCGCGTCTGCCGCTCTCTGGAATTCATCAGCAATGCACCCGCGATCAAAGGAACGAAGAGTGCGAACGGGATCCGGACCGTTCCCATGCCCGCCTTTCTGACGGACTACCTCCGGGAATACCTTCCCACCCTTGAAGGCGAATATCTATTTCATACCAGATACGGCAGCATGATCACCGCCACCGGATACCGCCGCATGTGGGAGGCGATCCTGAAGGCCATGAACACGGCCGCCGGCGGCACCGATCAGATCCGCGTGATCTCCGGCCTGACGGCCCACGTCTTCCGGCACAATTACTGCACACAGCTCTGCTATAATCGGACGCTCTCCACCAAAAAGATCGCCCAGCTCCTGGGAGACACTGAAAAGATGGTCATAGATGTTTACTCCCATCTGCTGGAGGAAAAAGAGAATGCGCCCGCCGCCGTGGCCGCTGCCATTGCTCTGTAAATAAAAAAGGACCGGGATCAGCTCCCGGTCTTTTTTTCTGAAACCAAAATGAAACCACGGTCCTGAAAAAGGCATCTGAAACCATGGTGAAACATTTACAATCGGTTACTTTCGCCTACAATCGGCTACTTTGAAAACACCAAAAAAATGGCGGAAACCCGCGCATTTGCTGGATTTCCGCCATTTTCTTACCCATGAGCCACGCGGGACTCGAACCCGCGACAACTTGATTAAAAGTCATCGAATCAAACCGCTGATTTCTGCGGTATTCCTGCAGTTTCTGAAACCACCTATGAAACATTTAATCAATACGCCAGATCTCCAGCGCGCCTGATTCGTCCGCCTGGTGATACAGCGCTCCCTCAAACTGAGCGCCGGCCGTCGGATGGAAATAATACCATTTCCCGCCGATCCGCTGCCAGTCCGTAACCATCACGCCCTTCTGATCAAAATAATATCTGTGATGATTGATGTCCGTCCATCCGTGCGCGTTCTGCTCCGGAGCCTCCCTGTAGTACCATTTGCCGGCGTCATAAATCCAGCGCGGGAATGTCTCCGGCTCCCAGGCATTCGGCAGTTCATAGATACTCTCCACATGGCCGATCTGGAGAGGTCTGTCCGGATCATTTCCCGCAAACAGGAGCTGGTCCATCACCTTAAGGATTTCCGGATTCACGACATGGCCGCGCTCGATCTCGACCGGCACGGTCTCAAACTTTGAAGACTCATAGATCCCGGCCGTGTTCAGGAGTCCGCCAGTCTGGAATCCGGCCAACTGCAGCGTGGACATTTGGCTGGAACTGCAGTCCGAATAATACAGGCCGTTTGAATACGGATGATATACATATTCCCTCCGCTCCTGGCTGTAGTAGTTCCTGCCCAGGATCGTGCGATAGAGATCATGTGCTGCTGATCTGCCCTGATCCGTCAGGCTCCGAAGGCGCCGGACCGCCACTAGCTGCTTCCGCTTGCCGTTTGTGGCCACCTGGCTGTATCTCTGTGTCAGATAATCACGCATGTTCTTCGTCGAAGGTCTCCCGGATCCGTGTCCGCAGATGATGATATCCTGTTCTGTCATTTGTCCCTCCTTCAGCTTTTCAGCTCGCCGGTCATGTCTTTCAGGAATTTCTCCATTTTCTGCTTCATCCATTTCGGCATAGGAATGCCCAGTTTATACATGTTTTTCATGATGCTGATCGACTCATATGCGAAATAAAGCGCAGAAAAGAATTCCCCGGTTCCGATTTTCGGACAGTTCCAGACTGCGCGGTACTGCTCCGGTATGAATTTCAGGAGATTGAATCCGCTTAATACGTCGAATGACATGAGGAACACCAGGCTGATCAGCATGCCGGCCTTGCGGATTCCTCCGTTGATTCCAAAACTGGAATTAAATTCATGCTGGTACGCCGCACGGCAGCATCCCATTATCGTGTCGAAGACCACCCAGAGCGCGGCCGTCTGGAGCCAGACGTTATTTCTCAGTTCCGACAGAAACAAATCCCACATTTTTCATTTTCTCCTTTGAAAAAAGGGGCGGCCTGCGCCGCCCCCGTTGTCAGTCCGTATTTGCCTCCAGCCATGCCGCCGTTGCCGCCCGGAACAGTTTCGGCACATCTTCAATCGTCCAGGCCATGCCGGTCTTAGGATTAATCTCTCCGTTTTTGATCTTCAGCCCGTAAAATCTCGCCATATCATCACCCCTCTGCCATGTCGGAAAGAACTGCGCCGATGTCTTCGATTGCTCCATCCTGTACGGTCTGCCCTTCTTCCAGGGCATCAAGCCGAAGTTCTACATCAGTCTTTTCCCGGAAGTGCATCCGCACGATGACCGTTTCACCTTCGCCGTCCTCGCGTGTCGTGGGGGCGGCAATAATGACATTCTGATAGTCACCCGTTACCGCTTCACCGTGAAGGAACTGAAGATATGCCACGTTTTCAGCGGTCACCTTGTTGCAGACATACATTGCATTTGCTTCATTGCTTGCAATGTGCGTGACCTCTGACAGTGTCGCACCGTCCTCAATGTCGATGATAGTACCATCAAGAAATTTTAATTTGTCCATGATTGACCCCCTTATGCAGTGATGTATGTTACACAAAAACGAACCTGTTCACCGTTTGCGATTGTGGCAACGGTGTTTATAGTACCGTTACCGTTCATGTTTGCCATTGCACGGTTACTGCCTACTGATATGCCAAAAGCGTTTGCAGTATTAAAATACGGCTTGTATCCGTCTGGAACTCCATAAACGAGTACTGTCCACGCTGATAACGCTGTGTTTGCCGTTGCGGCAAGGTAAAGCTGGCATACCCTTCCAGATTTTACGATTTTTGCATCTGTAACCGTCAACCCAGAATTTACAGACTGGTTAAACGTCACCTCATGGATCGCAAGGAAATCATTCAGCGTTTTGCCCTGTCGTGCATCCAGAGCATAGCCGCTTGCCGTTGTGGTCAGATTGTTTACCACGTTCGCCGCATTGAGTTTCGTTGCGACCAGAGCGGACATATCGCTGAACCATTTCGACACCTTACCGAACAGCACGGAACCAATGTCACCGATAGCCGGAATCGGAAACTGTGTGGACGGTTCCGTGATGCTGTTCAGCACCAGATTATCCAACTGCGTGACCTGTTCACCCGGACGGCCCTGTGGAATACGGAAATCCAGAACAGCCTCCTGCTCCGTTCCGCTGTTTACTACGCTTGCATTTGTCCCATACGGCACCGTGGTCACGGATCCGACGGATATGGTCGCCGCTTCTCCCTGTTCGCCCTGGACGCCCTGGGCGCCCCGTTCGCCCTGCGGGCCTTTCACATTGCCTATTAACGTCTGTACTACTGACATTAGTTTCCATCCTCCGTTAAATAGTAAAGGTTCCCGGTTTCTGAGTCATAGCTGAAAAAGTCGCTCATATCGTCCGCGGCCGCCACATACAGATCTCCGTTTGTGTCCACCCACATGGTGAAAAATCCCAGGAGCGGCGTCGTGACTCCGCTGGCGCCGTTCGCGCCGCGCGGAATTCCGAACGTAAAGCGCTTATTTGTCGCATCATATGATGCCGTTGCTGATGCTTCCGGCTGCAGCGTGTTCGCCGTTGCCGTGATCCCTGACAGGCTGGCCGCTGCCGCATTTGCCGCGCTTGCCGCTGTGTTCGCGTCGGTCTTTGCCTGCTCGATAGAATCGTAAAGGCCCAGCAGCGTCTGTTCTGCTGATGCCGCTCCGGCCGCCGCTGTTTCCGCTGCCGTGGCGCTGTTCGCCGCGTTTGTCGCGCTTGCGCTTGCCGCGCTTGCCGCATCCAGTGTCTGCTGAATGTACTCTGCCAGATTAGCCGCGATGTCCACGGCCTGCTCAATCAGCGGGATGTCCGTCTCTGACAGGACTGAATCATCATGAAGCGGCGCCGGCTCCACGCGCAGGATAAAGTTCAGCGTTCCGATGATCTGCGACTCTGTCCGGACTCTCAGCTCACACTCAACATCTCCGGCCACGGCCGTCATCTGCTGCGTGACTGAGAATGTCGCGCTGTTTCCGCTTGTGGCCGTCGCGGCATATGAAAATCCAGTGTTGTCCGGCTTAAGGCCATTGATCAGGACCGCGGCGCCGGAAGGGATCTGAAACGCCGTATCATCTTTGTACAGCAGAAATCGCAGCGCCTGCGTCTGATTGTCGTACTGTGACAAATAGATCACAGGCCGCACGCCTGAAGGAATGACATTAATGTCTTGTGTCTGTGTATACATTTATTTTCCCCCCGCGATCTCCTGGATCGCCGCCACGATCAAGGCGATCAGGTTGGTATAATTCAGGGACAGCATTCCGTCCTCCTTCTCTTTGATGAGCGGATAGCTGACATGTAACTCTTTCATTGTTTTCTTGATATCCTGGGCGATGAATCCCAGAGCATCACGTCCGTCTTTCCGGAATGTGTAGCTCTTCGGATCCAGTGCCAGAATAAACTTCAGCGCATTCTTTCCGTCTATGTCTTCTATGTTTTTCTTCAGGCGTTCGTCTGAATCGTCATAGATGGATGTCCACGGCGGATTAGCGCAGTAAATCGTTCCGCAGTCCACCGTGCTGGCAGAAACATAGCTGGCCTGTACATCCCCGGCGTAAACCGTGCCGCCGTTCATATGCAGATCGCCCTCAATGACGGCGGTCCCGGCGCGGAGATTCTCGCAGTTCATGACTGAGCAGCCAATAGTGGCAGCATTTCCGACGCCATCCAACTCAAAATTCCGCATGGTGACCTTTCCGTCAGCTCCTACCGCGAAAATAGGAACCGACGCCGTGCCGCCGATGGCAATGCTTCCGCCCTTGATCTGGCCGCTGAAACTGCCTGTTGCCGCCTGCAGTTCTCCGGCAAAAGTGCCGGACGCCGCATTCAAACGGCCGGAGATCACCATTTCCCCGGTCTCCAGATTCCACCAGTTTTTCCCGTTCAGATCTCTCAGGATCCCAGCGCGGATCAGGTTCGCTGTCAGCGTTCCGACCGTGATGAAGTCCGCCACAATGGCGCCGTTCTGTGTTATTGCCAGACCATACGGGCCGTTATATCCTTTTGACGAATATCCCAGGCCGCCGATGTTCCAGCGCCAGATGTTTTTCGCCATCTGCAGATCCAGATTATCCGTGATCAGCAGCTCCACCGGCAGGCCCTGATCATTCATCCGCGTGACGATGTTTCCGCCCTTCGCTCCGACAATTTGGTCCGTCGCGCTTTCGATTGCCTCATTCATGACGTCCTGGAACGTGACCAGCGCCTCGCTGATCTGTGAGGATACCAGGTTCTTATTGCTTGCCACTGCTGCCGCGGTCTCTTCTGTCTGTGTGGCAAGGCCCACGACATAAGACGCGAAGTCCTGCCGCGCGTCTCCCAGCTCTATGGAGCTGTATCGTTCGTTCAGGACGTCGTAAACCGTTTTAACCACTTTGGCCTTTGCAGTGATGCCCAGCTTTTCAAAGATGATCGTGACATAATCGCACAGCTTCACCTCCTGGAGAGGCGCCACATCTTTGTATTCCTCTGTCTGCCAGAGTGCCACGAAACTCACTTTGATACTGACGTGAGGAATTCCGATCTGATTCCTGATTACATACCGTTCAGCGCGTGCCTTCAGCTGCTGCGCTGTCGGTTTCTCCGTGAAATCAGATGAAAAATCATGGACCACCGTCCGCCCATATGGGAAATTCTGCGCCGTGTCCGCTTCTACAATTCCGTTATAATAAACGACTTCATCCTCTCCGCCGGCCCAGAACGGGACGATCCCCGTGATGGTGTTCTCGATGTTCTCCTCCTGGCGGACGTCCGTGATGTTCTTCCCGTACATCAGCGTGACGGCCCGGTCCTGCCCGCGGTTATTCCAGAGGCGCACGGTCCAGTTATTCCATTCATATTCTCCGCCGAAGACATCCAGGACACTTCCCTCCTGGCCGCCCAGGCGCGCCCGGACGGACTCCGGTTTCGTCTGGTTATATGCTGCCACCGTCGATTTATCGGTCCAGAACGTGAACGGATTCGCCTGCATGGAGTTGTTTTTCAGTCCTGCCAGCGCGGCGCCGACATTTGCCGCAGTGAACGGCCGGACCGGGATGTTGGACAGCTGGCCGCTGATGTGCCTAGCCTTGATCGTCACAATGCCGTTGATCGGCCGCGTGATCTTGTAGATCCTGAATCCCTGGACTTCACCGCCATCACACGGGACTGCGCCGATGATGGCGCTGTGCGTGATGTCGTTGTAGTGCCTTGCCTCGATGCTGATCTGCGCTTCCAGTTCATAGATGCCATTCCGTTCCTCTGTCACCTCGCAGCTGATCAGCTCCGTAAGGGATCCGATCCCGTTCGTGGTGAATGACGTGGCGGATGGTGCAAATAATTTAGGAATCATATTGTCCACCACCTCGGAGTGATCACCACAGACGTGAATCCTGTGAATGAGATCTCATTATCTCCCGGAGAAAGTACCGGGAATTTGCTGTTGTTCAGCGTCGTGGTCCCGTTTCTGCTGGTGCTTCCTTCATACGCCTCCATCAGATCACAGTCCAGATCTACATATGCAGAGAGGCCGGTTACAGATACCTTTATTCCGTTGATCGTGACGTTCCCGCTATTTCCGTAGCACCGGACCAGCGGCCGCGCTTCATAAAGTGTTTTGTTCCGGATCACCCCGGCCGCCGTGAATGTCACCGGATGCGCTCCTTTTTTCAGGAACCGCTGCGGCTTGCATTCAAATGCCAGGTCAAACCGCCCCGCGGCATTGTATGCCGTCGGCGTCACGTTCAGGCCGCTTTTATAGATGGCCAGCCTGTATTCGTCCGGATGATAGGTATCTTCCAGGCGGCAGTATCCCTTTCTGGAGCAGATCCATGCGCGGAAATCGTCCACGCGCGGCTGGAACCGTCTGGAGATAAATGCGGGATATGTCACCGTGATGTTCTGAAATCTGCCATTATCAAATGTCAGGTCTCCGTTCCGGCCCGGAACGGCCACCATGGACACGTCCCGCGCCGGCGCGTTGAATGTTCCGGATCCTGAGATCCAGACGCCGAATTCTCCGCTGCTCTTATCGTCGAATGTCAGAAAATGAAATGGCGTCACGCCCATACGGCCCCCTTACTCTGCACGTCTCCATTGATGAGATCCGCCACGGTCTCCGCCAGCTCCCGGACATCCTGTCCCGGCGCCCCGTAGACGTTGATCACGTTCCCACCGTAGTGATATGCGTTTGATGTAGTCGTTCCGCCTGACGGCACCATGGTGCTACTCACGCCCAGGATCGTGCCGGTCTGTTCAAACAGATCCAGCGCGCGGCCGCGCTTTGAAGCGGAAAGCGGGATGACCACCTCCGCGCCGTCTTCGGCCAACCAGGACAGCTGTTTGCTCTGTACGAATCCACCGTCTGCATGGCCGCCAATGGCTCCGCCGGTCACAGTCTGCACCACCTTCGCGATGATCGGATGGTTGTCCAGAAACTGCTGCATCACACTGCGCGCATCCTGCGCGGCTGCCTCTGCGCCGTCCACGCGGTCCACTTTGCCCTGCATGGGAACCTCAATGATCTTCGTCATCTGGCCCGCGGCGTTCATGGCCGCCTGGTCTCCGCCCGTGACTTCCTTAACTTGCCCCGTGAACTGATTCTGATCGAAAGTGTTCTGCATGGTCTGCGTCGTGGCCGCCGCTTTCGCCGCTGCGTCTTCCTGGTCAAATGAAGGCGCCTGGATCACGCTGGCCTGAATGCTGTCGAAGGACTGCAGAGTCTTCTGCGTGGCCTCCTCCGCTTTCTGGCCCGCCGTCGTGGCATTTGTTGCAATGTTGGCATAGGCTTCCGCCGCCTTGTTGATGTTCTCAGCGCCGCCCTGTGCCATGGTCTCCATGGTAGTGTTCAGGCCGCTCACTGCGGAATCTGCCGCTGCCGCGTCCTTTGCCGCCGTGGAAAGACTTCCGCCGGCCTGCTCCAGCGCGGTCCTGTACTCGTTGCACTTTTTCGTTGCTTCAGAGAGTCGCGCGACTGCCTGCGGATCCGCGACGCCGCCCGTGGCGGATGTCCTTGATGCCTCCGCCTGTGCCTGGTTGAATTCCTCCACGGCACGCTTTGCGCCGTCCACGGTCTGCTGATACTGCAGATTCGCCTCGTTCAAACGCTTGTGCGCTTCCACCTGCTGCCGGATCGCGTCCGTATATTCTCCCTCAAACGCGGCCTGCAGCGCCTGCTCCTTCATCTTGGCAATGTTCTGGTCAATGGCGCTGTTTATCTCTCCCAGCGCCGCCGCGCTGTCCTTCGCCTGGGCGATGAATTCCGTGCTGTAATCGGTCCCCATTGCCTGATTCAGCTGGTTCAGCGCATATTCCGCAACTGACTCCATGCCTTCCTTCAGGTTTCCGGATGCGTCATAGCAGTTATTCAGCTGTTTCCGCCAGTGTTCCAGTTTCGTGCCGGAGAGCTGGATCCCGTCCGCGGTCTCCTTCGTGGCCGCCAGCCAGTTCTGGATGGCCGTATCGTTCTCTGTGATCGCGTTTCCGGTCTCTTCCAGGCGGTCCTTCAGGCTGATCAGATTGCTGTCCAGCCCCGTGATCTTGCTGTTCGCGTTCACGAAGGCCGCTCCCAGGACTACCAGAGGCGCCGCCACCAGTCCGATCTGCACGGCCGTGCTTCCCAGAACTGCATTCACCGCGGCAGTCATGCCGCCCAGCTCCTGAACCTTTTTGGCCAGATCTCCGATGTCCGTGATGACACGGCCGGTTGCTTTCGTTCCGGCGCCCAGGATCTTGAAAAACGGTCCCGCTGCCGCCGCCGCAATGCCGGCATTGATCGCATACTGTTTCTGTTCGTCGTTGAGGTTGTTGAACCAGTTTGTAAAATCCTGTACCACGCTGACACCCTGGCGGATCTTCGGCACCAGCGCATCACCGACGGAGATGGCCGCCTCCTGTGCCGCTGACTGCAGAATGGTGAGCTGTCCGTTCAGGTTGTCCTGCATGGTCTCGGCCATGCGCTTCGCGGTTCCGTTGGCCGAACTGACTGCCTTCTCCAGCTTTGCAATGTCTCCGTCTGCGGCGTTCATGATCGCCAGCAGACCGGACATTCCGTTCTGTCCTGCCAGCATGGCCGCATACTGCGCCTTTTCCGCCTCGTTCAGCGTGTCAAACTGCCTTTTTGTATAGTGCAGGATCTCAGACAGGCTTTTCATGGATCCGTCCGCGTTCTGGATCTCGATGTCCAGGAACTTCATCGCGTTCATGGATTCCTTCGTCGGTTTCGCCAGCCTTGTCAGGAATCCCCGCAATGCCGTACCGGCCTGGCTTCCTTTGATTCCGGCGTTCGCCATGAGGCCCGTGGCCACTGCCACGTCCTCAATGCTGAATCCCAGCGCTCCGGCAACAGGCGCGGCGTATTTGAATGTCTCGCCCATCATGGCCACGTTCGTGTTCGCGTTCGTGGATGCTGCTGCCAGTACGTCCGCAAAATGCCCGGAATCCTTCGCCGTCAGGTTGAACGCGGACAGGGAATCCGTGACGATGTCGGAAGTCGTGGCCAGATCCAGACCGTCAGCCGCGGACAGGGACATGATGCCGGATATACCTTCCAGCATGTCCTCAGTCTTCCATCCGGCCATTGCCATGTACTGGAAAGCGTCCGCCGCCTCTGAGGCGCTGAATTTGGTCTCCGCGCCCATCTCCCTGGCCTTTGCCCGGAGATCGTCGAAATCCTTCCCCGTGGCGCCGGAGATCGCCGCGACCTTGCTCATGGAGCTGTCGAAGTCCGCCGTGGTCTTCACTGCCGCCACGCCTACCGCTGCCGCTGCAGCACTGATCGGCATCAGTGCGTCTCCGACTGCGCTTATCTTCTGCCCGGCGGCCTCCATGTCTGCGCCCATCTGCTGGAGTCCGCTGGGAATGTTTTTCAGTTCAGTCTCCAGGCGGTTCAGCTCTGTGGCCGCTTCATTCACCGCCTGCTTCCACTTCAGCGTCTCTGTGGAGTTTTCGCCGTACTTCTCGGCGGACTTCTCCATCATGTTCTCCAGTTCCGCCAGGCGGTCCTTCTGTGCCTGGATCTGTTTGCTGAGATTGTCGCGCTGCTGTGCGTTCTTTTTCTGCTGTGCCGTGTCCTTGTCCCAGGCGGAGGACATGGCCTGCATCTCAGATTTCAGGGTCTTCTGCTGCTGGATAATGTTCTGTATTGTCCGCCTGTATTCAGCTTCTCCCTCTATTCCGATCCGTGGCCCAATGTTTACCGGCATTTCATCACCTCAATTTCATCGCCTCATCGAATGAAAAGTGCTTTTTCTCCGCCTTCGGCTGCTGCACTCCGTTGAATATGGCGTCGCATGCGATCAGATCCATCATTTCCCCATAACGCATATTTACGGCCTCCGTGATGGTTAACCCAAAGCGGAGGCCGTAATATTTAAACCATGCCAGATTCAGCCGGATGCTCCGGCCTCCTCTTCTTCTGTTTTTTTTTCTGTTTTCGGCTCCGTATCCGGTTCCACCGTGCGCTTTCCTCCGTCGAACCATTCGGCAATGGCTTCGTTATAAAGCGCGTTGAATTCCGGATATTTTAAACTCATGACCTCCTCCTCAGTCAGAGGCCGCGGTCTGTATTTCGGATCCGCCGCGTGCTGCGCGATTTCATACCCTTCAGAGAGAGCTGTCATGATTACCGCCGCAGCGCGCTGAGATACAGAGTAACTGCCCCCCAGCAGCTGCTCGTTCCAAAATCTCTTAATGTCTCCGTCAGGCGCGGCGTCTGCCACCTTGCAG